TGTATCATGTATTATGTATTTAAAAGTTCCTAGATGTATTGCAACCTTAGGAAACCCATCAGAAAATTTTGATGGTTTAAATGAATCATCAGGTGCAGTAGATGGTTTTACATATTTAACTTGGGGTACTAATGGTATGCGTGATATTAATATGTTAAGACCTATTACAGAGGAGTATATCAAACCAGAAGTTGGTACATTAATTATGTTCCCTAGTTGGTTAAGACATGGTGTTATGCCTTTCTTTGGAAAAGAAGATGATGAAAGAAGAACATTCTCAGCAAACATCAATGTCACTTTAAAAGAAAAACTAACTGGTGACCATTATAGAAAAGACCGCTCTGGTGAACAATCGTGAGTTTAAAAGAACTTGCAGATTCTTTAGGTGGAAAAGAAGAATCAAAAAAAGAAAAATCTTTTGATACACATGCACAAATAAAAACTATACCTGCATATAAATTAATGGCAGTACAGTTCCCAGATGAGTTTACTGATGATATCAATAAACACATTGATAAAGTTATTATACCTAGTAATGTATCTCATGAAAGTCAGTTAGTTGGACAGATTAATCAAGATAAAAAATCTGCACAATGGACTTTTCCATTAGATGATGACGGTGTGGGTAAAGATTTTAAACTAGTTATAGATAGATGTGCCTCTAGTTTATTAAAAGATAAATCTGGTTATAATCGTGATAGTATTGCAGAGGCTTTTGAAGCATGGACTGTACATAGTTATGCTGGAGATTACAATCCTCTACATGCACACGGATGTCAAACACCTGCAGGTATGTCTATGATACTTTATTTAAAAGTACCAAAGTGTATTGAAGAAAAACCATCATTCCCTCAATTACATAATGCAACAGGTGACATTGATGGTCATACTGGTTTGATAACATCAACAAATACTATTCATGATGTTTATAGATTAAAGTTAGATGCACAAGAATATATAAAACCTAAAAAAGGATTTATGATAATATTTCCTAATTGGTTGCAACATTGTGTCATGCCATTTTTCGGAGAAGGTGAACGAAGAACAATGTCTGCTAACTTTAATATCAGAGATAGTAAAGAAACAGTTAAACAATTTAAATCACCAACACTAAATAAAGAACAACATTAATCGTAAGGAGTATATTATGAAACTAAGTGAACATACAGTAGATGTATTAAAAAACTTTGCAACCATAAATCAAAACCTTGTTATCAAGGAAGGTAGTACATTAACAACAATGTCTGCCATGAAAAATATTGTTGCAAAAGCAGAAGTAGAAGAATCATTTGATAAGGAAGTAGCAATCTATGACCTAAATGAATTTCTGGCTTCTATATCTTTATTTACAAGTCCTATTCTAGAATTTGATGATGGGTTTGTAACTATTAAAGAAGAAAATAATCCAAAGAATTCTTTGAAGTATTTTTATTCAGACCCATCGGTTGTCACTTCACCAAACAAAACAATTACTATGCCTAGTAAAGAAGTATCGTTTAAACTCAATGGTGAAAACTTAAATAAACTGAAAAGAGCAGCTGGTGTTATACAGGCACCAGATTTAGTATTAGAGAAAAATAATACTGATGTATTTTTAACAGTCAAAGATAAAAAGAATGATACTGCAAATACATTCTCTATTGATGTTGATACTGTTGCAGATGGTAGTGATTTTAAATTCTTTTTCAAAGTAGAAAATCTAAAACTTATGGATGGTGATTATGAAGTTGATATCTCATCAAAGAATATCAGTCATCTAGCATCTTCTAATAAAGATGTAGAGTATTGGGTTGCACTTGAACCTGAATCAAGTTATGAATAACAAATTGGATTATATATTATGGAAACTTTTTTATGGGTGGAAAAACATCGCCCAACAAATATCAATGATTGTATTTTACCAGAGAACTTAAAAAAAACTTTTAAGGAATTTGTAGAAGACAAACACATACCAAACTTAATTTTATCGGGTGGGCCTGGTGTCGGTAAGACTACTGTTGCCAAAGCAATGCTTGATGAGATTGGTGCAACATCATTACTAATAAATGGTTCAGAAGAATCTGGTATTGATGTGCTCAGAAACAAAATTAAAAACTTTGCCTCTACTGTATCACTAGAAGGTGGTCGTAAGTATGTCATACTTGATGAGGCAGATTATTTAAATCCCCAATCTACACAACCAGCACTGCGTGGATTCATGGAAGAATTTCATAAGAATTGTGGATTCATTCTTACTTGTAATTATAAGAACAGATTAATTGAACCATTACATTCAAGATGTAGTGTAATTGATTTTATTATTGCAAAAGATGATAAACCAAAACTTGCAAAAGATTTCTTTGGCCGTGTTAAAAATATTCTAGAAACAGAAAATATAAAATACGAACCTAGAGTTGTAATGGAAGTATTGACTAAATATTTCCCAGATTGGCGTAGAACAATAAACGAATTACAAAGATACTCTACATCAGGTCAAATAGATGCTGGTATTCTTGTAAATATATCAGAGGTAAACATCAATGAACTTATTACCGCACTCAAAGCTCAGGAATTCACTAATGTACGAAAGTGGATTGTACATAATCTTGACAATGACCCTGTCCGTATTTATCGCAGGATTTATGACAATTTGTATAACCATGCTACTGCTGGTACAATACCTCATGCAGTTCTTATCTTATCTAAGTACCAGTATCAGTCAGCTTTTGTGGCCGACCAAGAAATAAATTTACTTGCTTGTCTAACAGAAATTATGGTAGATGTGAAATGGAAATAAAAGATGTACAAGTAGTAAAACCTTTTGGGCCTCTAATTATGTTGGCACAATTACCAGAGGGATTTATTAAAAAATTAAATGAAGTAGTTGATGTAATCAAAGATAAAAAAGACATGGGTGCTAGACTTGCTGGTGTGATTGAAACTGAAAGTGAAATACCACATTCAATGTTGGAAGAAAAAAAGGTCATGGATATTTTTCATGCACTATCTAGAGGTTATATAGAACAAGCTTATTTAAATGCTGGTCAAAAAGATTTATGGAATATTATGGATGTTAAGACACAAATGCAATCTATATGGTCTGTATCTCAATATGAAAATGAATATAATCCACAACACAATCATTCACATTGTCAGATAAGTGCTGTATTATATTTAAAGATACCTGCTATGAAACCTAGAAACATACCTAACAAACCAAAAGAAAAAGATGGTCAGATTGAATTTACTTTTAATTCAAACAATGATATTTTTACAACAGGTTCTTTTGTGGCAAGACCAAAACCAGGCATGTGTTTATTATTTCCAAATACTTTATATCATCAAGTATATCCATTTCAAGGTTCAGGTGAAAGAAGAAGTATTGCATTTAATATGACATACAAAGGATTTAGTAAATCTAGTGGAATACAAATTGCTGGAGATAGTGTAAACCTATATAATGAAACACATCATGCAGATACTATACCATGGCGTAGGTTAGAAAAATGAGTTACGAATTAAAAGAATATTTAAAAGCCATCAATACTTCTAAAGAAAAACTTATGGATAGTGAAGATGAACAATGGGAAAAGAAGTATCCTGCGTACATTATAAACAAATGTCTTGCTCCATTTCAAGATACTATCTTTCTAGTTAATGAAATAAACATGAATCATCAGACAGATAAGAAATTACAGTTTGACTTTTTACTAAATACTCTAAGAACAAGACAAAGGTATACACCTTGGTTGAAAGCGAAGAAAGAAAAACATTTAGAATGTGTTAAAGAGTATTATGGATATAGTAATGAAAAAGCAAAATCAGCTCTCAGTATACTAAATGATGAACAAATAAAAACTATTATGAATAGTTTAGAAAAAGGCGGTAAACATGGAAAATAATATACAATGGACACAGGAGCAGATGTTTGAAGTTCTTTTAAAAGAACCAGATGACTTCCTAAAGATTAGAGAAACTTTATCTCGCATAGGAGTTGCTTCTAGAAAAGAAAGAAAACTATATCAGTCTTGTCATATACTTCATAAACAAGGTAAGTATTACATAGTACACTTTAAAGAATTATTTGCACTTGATGGTAAGGACACAAACTTATCAGAAAATGATATTGCTAGAAGAAATACAATAGTTAAACTTCTAAGTGATTGGGGGTTGGTTACAATGAAAGGTACGCCAGAACCGATTGCACCATTAAGTCAAATTAAAATTATTTCATTTAAAGAAAAAGATGAGTGGATGTTAGAAACTAAATATAACATAGGGAAAAAGAAAGAGGTAGAGTAATGGCATATTCAAATAAAGTTTTAGACCATTATGAGAATCCTAGAAATGTGGGAACACTTGATAAGGATGATTCATCAGTTGGTACAGGTATGGTCGGAGCACCAGCTTGTGGTGATGTAATGAAACTTCAAATTAAAGTAAATGATGATGGTATCATAGAAGATGCTAAATTCAAAACTTATGGTTGTGGTTCAGCAATTGCCTCATCATCATTATTAACAGAATGGGTTAAAGGACAAACTTTAGATAAAGTAGAACAAATTAAAAATAGTGATATCGCAGAGGAACTTGCATTACCACCTGTAAAAATTCATTGTTCAGTCTTGGCAGAAGATGCTATCAAAGCTGCACTTGCAGACTATAGAGGTAAACAAGAATCAATGGGTAAATGGCAACCTAACACAGAGTAATATATTATGAAAAATTTTCAATCATTTATCACAGAAGAAAATGTGAATGATGGTGATATACAAATTGCTGTAATTACTAAAGTATCCTCTAACAAAGAAGAAGTGGTTGCAAACCAACTCAAAAAATATTCAGATAAAAATAAAATTCCATGTCACATTATCAATACACAAAAGGCATGGGTATCAGATAATGATTTAGAAAAAGGTATTTTAACAATATCAAATGTAGAG